CAGACATTGCCACTATTCCCCTTATTTGTATTTATTCAAAATCTTGCAACTGTCAATTGCCTCTTCAACGCTTTTGTACGTTATGAAAATGTCTTTGTAAAAACCGTCATCATCGCATTCCTGATGTATATAAACATCCCAAAAGAATAACAAGAATCTTTTCTTGATGTAGAAAACCTCGCCTTCCCGTGTTTGTAAACACGAAACTCGATATTTAATCATCTTCGTCCTCATCAATCAAATCCTCGAAGAGGGTACGGTACTCATCCGCTACAGAATACCCTCTTTTGTTGGCAATGTCTTCCAAATCATCCAATGTAATATCTCCCATAAGAGCGAGATGATACAAGCTTAGCATGTCCTTTTTATGTACATCCAAGAAAGCGTTATTAACCTGCTCAATAGCTTTCGATGTCTGTTCGTATTTACTCATTTGTTTCACTCCCTTATTAAGTCTCCAATCAGTATACAGCCATTCGGCGGGCACGTCAACAGGTATCTTAGAATATCTTCAATGGGATCGTAATTCCTACGAGTCCCTACAAGGCCGTGTAAGGTCTTCTGGAGGATGACCCGCAAGGGGTGCCCTCCTTACGACTGTAAAGAGCCTCTACGAGCCTTGTAAGAGCTCCTAGAGGGTATCTTGATACGGATCACAGGTATCCCTGTTCTCTGGCACGACATTCAAGGGCATGTTCGATGTATTACGGCTTTGGAATGCTTTCAAGCCAAAGATGATGTGAGGAACACCGAACAGCCCTGAGACATATCCCATATCCCAAGATCTCCTTGTTGTGTGTATCCCTCAAAACCTCCCATTTTAGGCGGACGCATTATCTATATATCCCTCAAAACCTCCCATTTTAGGCGGACGCATTATCTAAGAGCCTTTAAATTCTTATCAAGCCAAAGATGATGTGAGGAACACCGAACAGCCCTGAGACATATTAAGACGTATCGAGGGGTGCTTGACTTGTTTGATTCGTCGTGCTACCCTAAGACCTACTTCTAAAGACCTTAATAAGTACTTCTAGAGACTTCTAAATACCTTTAAAAGATATTCTAAGTTATATCTTAGTTCTATTCTAATTATAATAGTTCTTAGTAAGACCTTACCAATATTAATAAGGCTTTATTAAGGGGTCGTTGAAACCGTGAAAAACGCTTACCATCCCTGAAAAAGACTTACAAATACCATACGGCTTGGGATGTGTGATGTTCGATGTGTAAAACAATAAGTTCTAGGAATCCCTACAAGGCTCTCTAAGAGACGTTCTAATGGTAGGTGCTATGGTAGGGCATCTTATTGAGAGTAAGCCCTCTCACGGCTCTTGTAGGGCTCTTAAAAGCCATTCAATGGCACCATCTCAGGTGTATTATCCTTTTGTGTGATCTTAACGTGCCATTTTAAAGGTATTTTGGATTCATTTGGAATACTGCTTGACTTTGGTATCCTCGGCATGCTAAACTCTAACACATATTAAATACTTCTAAAGGGTTTCAGGGGTTCTAAGTTCATCTCTTCGTTGTATTGATTATCTAAATATCTTTAAAAGGGATATTAAAAATGTAAAATTTAGGAATAACTTAAAGGGGATTACAATGACAGACAAGGTGAAAAAGAATTGGATGGAGCAATTCTACGAAGGGGAGAAATCAACACAGGCCAACAAGCGTCGTAAGACCAAAGTCATGTGTACACGGTGCGAGGCTTGCAACGCAGTCCTAGACCAATTCCAAATGGAATATGGGTTGTGCGGAACCTGTGACAAGAGTATCAAGAGCGCAGCGTCTTCCAACAATATCGCAGCGGATAAATATTTCATGGAACATGAGATGTGGCGCAACCCCTTGGGATCATCGGAGGAAGAGGCTTCCGCCGTCACACGGGGAGAGCATTACGATGACAATGGTTGATGGCATGGTATGACGAGTATGAACATCCATAGTTGACATAGTTAATGGGTGGATGTATAATATTATCATAAGGCGGACAAAGGAAAGGAGAATACGATGGAAGAAGAAAACCAATACTTTGGAAATCTGGAGAAGAAGCTTTCAATGTGCAAAGAATACGTGAATGTCGTAAACAACTTCTTATCCAAGAACAATGAGCCACTAATTGACAAGGAAGAGAAGATGTCGGGCATTGTTAATGCACACAAGAAGTTCTATGGTGAAGATAATAAATACACCGGAAGCGGCATTCTAAAGGAGGGTATGTGATGGAAGGGGAAATTAAGGAAACCCGAGAGGGTGCAGACTTATTGGTAAACACTCTTGAGGATATTATGCAGGATTTACATGATCTAATTGGCGATTATTGTATTGATCGCGGCGTAACAATCAAAGAGATTGATGACAAATTTAAAGAGGTGAAGGACACTTCAAAATCTATCAGAAAGTACACAAAAGAATACAAGAAGTCAGAAGAATTATGAACATCCTCCCAGAAGTCGTTCAGTTTATTACATTTGGAACTATCTGGATTATGCAGGTTATGTAAAGGAGATTAAATATGTTTGAAGAACAGTTGTTAAGTGATTTGGAAGAAAGTGTTGAGTGGTGCCAAGAAGCTATCAAAGTTCTGAAAGATTCCTCGGAAGAAGATTCTGAAGAGAGCAGACTTTCGTTGTGGTATTTCTTTTCTGACGATGAAACACTTAAAGAAGGTGTTGAACAAGTCAAAGAAGAGTTTGAAGAGATTATTGAGAATGCGGAACACACATCTTTAGGATCGTTCTTTGAACTCGAAGATGGAAGAGACATTTACGCGATGAATGTGAAGAATAATTGCCTGTGCAACGTTTCAGACGAAGATGTTGTGGTGTTCATGCCAAACGCCCGTTAGAAATAATAATGAGTGTCCTTTGAGAAACTTCAAACTGCCCTTGGCGCAACTGGATAGCGCATCGGTTTTCTACACCGTTGGTTGTAGGTTCAAATCCTACAGGGCAGACCAAATCTTCTCCAAGGGCACTCTTCATCACAACAACAAAACCCATCCCGATAAATACCGGCAGCCTCTGAAGCCCCCTCCTGAGTGATCTCCACACTCTTCCGGTATTACTTAAATAGGTGCAATATGACAGAAGACGACAGAGACCCTTATTGGGTTCATTGGAAAGATCCTTCGGACGGTAAATCAAAGATGCTTGCGGTAAGCAGCGTTACAGGGCATTACTGGACAGACGACCCCGAAGACCCTCTCATTGTGGATACAAGCGTCATCCCAATCAAACACACGATTGAGGATACGATTACACAAATCGCTGAAAAGTATAAAATGAAGAAAGGAAGGCAGTACGAACGATTCAATCTATTCAGACATTATGATCCAAAAGTACATGCCTACCTCGCTGTTGAGAAACGACCAGATGGTACAAGGGACGTAGACACGGGAAAGATCAACAGAGCCTACCAAGCGTACTGGACACACAAATTCAAGCTTGTAACGTGCCTGTCACGCCTCACAGGACGTTGTAATGGTAATCCGGGGCTACAGGACAAAGAGTATTCCAAGAAGAACGTGCTAGCTGCTAAGGAGGCTAGGAAGCGCAAACTTGCCAACGCTCAACAGACGGCTAAGAAGCTCAATTTCGATCCATTGCAAAGGCTTGCATTGTACGCGATGGGTGATAAAGATCGTTTAGGTCTTACAGAAGATATTAAGCCAACCCTTCAACTGAAAAGCCTTGAAATATACCTCAAATATTCCCACCAGCAAATGAAGCCCTTCAATCCTCAAGAGATGGACAGGCTCAAAGGAAATGACAACACCCCTCAGATTAACATTGTGCTCCCTTCTGATGGTTCCGAGAATGAGCAGCATGTACTAACCCATAAAGATCAAACTTCACTTGATGATTACATTAAGACGGGCTCACGTTCAGTTTACGATGAAGAATATTCCCAACTCAAAACAGATGATGAAAGTTTTAATAGGGAGCGATTCATGGTAGACCTTCCGGAAGAGGAGGATGAAGATGAGTAATGGTGTTACGATAGCGGCTCATGGAGGCCCACAGACAGAGTTTCTTTCAACACCAGCAGACATTACAATATTCGGTGGTTCAGCTGGCGGCGGTAAAGCCGTGCAAATTGATACCAAGGTACTAACACCTCAAGGATGGTCTACCGTTCGAGAGCTTACCGTAGGAGACGAAGTAATTGACAGAGAGGGACATGCCCAGACGATTCTACAAGAGCATGTGCAGCCTCTCAAGACGCTGTATGAGGTTGTATTCAGAGATGGTGCAAAGATTACAGTATGTGGTGAGCACCTATGGGATGTAAATTTCTCAGGGCATAAAGCTGTTAGAGACACATCAACCATAAAGGAATGGATGGAGAGGACAGGGAGAAATCCAACGATCCCTTTGTACTCCCCCAGTGAAGATGAAGATATTGAGTTTGACGAGAGCCTACTCCCTATAAAGCCATACACACTTGGGTTCCTTCTAGGAGATGGACATTTTGCTACATGCCATTCGTTGAGGTTTTCCACCAGTGATGAAGAAGTGGTGGGGTTCGTGAGAGAGGATGGATACGATGTCAAAAAGACACAAAGCTCAAAGTATGAGCATGCCATTGTAGGAGGCCTGAGAGTTGATGTCGGAGAGTTAGGTCTTTACAACACTAGGTCTCACACAAAGTTTGTCCCACAGGTATATAAAGACTCTGGATACAATGTCAGGATTTCAATCTTACAAGGACTAATGGACTCAGACGGGTACAGGGAAACTAACAAGGACACCGCAGAGTTTGTATCAGTTAGCAAGACTCTTTCTGAGGATGTCCAATATCTAGTGCGTAGCGTTGGAGGGACAGCAACACTAAACTCAAAGGAAACAAGTTACACTTATAAAGGAGAGAAGAAAAAAGGAAGGACAGCTTATAGACTCTACATCCGGCACCCTAATCTTGAGAAGATTTTCAGGCTTAGTCGAAAGAAGGTTCCTAACAGTTTCCAGAAGAAATCAAGAAACTCTATTGTAGAGATTCGAGAGAAGGGCGAAGGACTTAGCAAGTGCTTTACCATCTCTGGGAAGGAATCACTGTTCGTTATTGAGAACTTCATCGTTACACACAACAGCTTCGCGCTACTTGTAGACCCCCTACGACACATCAAGAACCCCGACTTTAGAGCTATCATGTTCCGTCGTCAGGCCGTAGAGATCAACCGTCCCGGTGGCCTTGCAGATGCTTCCAAGAAGATTTATCCGTATGTAGGAGGTGAATACTACACGTCCTCTAAGAAATGGGTGTTCCCGAGCGGCGCTACAGTACATTTCATGGGTCTTGACCATGAGGACGATATACAAGCCCTTCGTGGTGTCGAGGTAGACCGTATTTACCATGATGAGCTTACAACCTTTAACGAAGAACACTTTTGGTATCCTCAGAGCCGTATACGTTCTACAACAGGGATTCAGGGAAAGACAAAGTGTTCAACAAACCCCCAATCATCAGGATTTGTAAAAGACCTTGTGAAATGGTGGATTGATGAGGATGGTTTTGCAATCCCAGAGAGGTCATCAAAGCTTCGTTACTTTATTCGTGATGATGATGACGAGTCTGACGGATTGAAATGGTTCAACAGCAGGGCAGAAGCTGAGCAGTATTATCGTGATTACATGGATGTGCACGACAAGGATGATATGTCAATCACGTCCCTCACGTTTATTAGAAGCTCTTTGGATGATAACCCGTCCCTTGGTAAGGAATACAAGAAGAGGCTCATGTCACTCCCTGCTAAAGAGCGTGCAGAGCTTCTTGGTGGTAACTGGAACTACGACGCTTCATCGGGTGTATATTTCAAGAAGACTTGGATTGACACTGTTGATCGGGCTTCTCTCCCAAAGATGAAAAGGGTTGTTCGAGGATGGGACTTGGCGAGCACACCTGTTGGCAAGGGGAATCAAAAGAATCCTGACTGGACAGTGGGCGTTAAAGTTGGCCTTGGTGACGACGGATATTACTACATTTTGGATGTGGTTAGATTTAGAGACTCTATTGGCGAAGTTAAGAAGGCCATGAAGCGTGCTGCTGTCATGGATGGCACATCAACCCACCAAGTAGTTCCACAAGACCCCGGAGGTCACGGCAAGCACGCCTTTCAAGATCACGCTAAGAATCTTTCAGGGTTCGTTGTGAGGAAGGCAAAGACAGAGAAGTCCAAGATTGATAGATTCTTGCCATTCGCTTCAAGCGCTGAATACGGACTTGTGAAGATGGTTGAGGCTGAATGGAACAATCCATTCCTGATGGAGCTTGAAGGCTTTGTAGGGGATGGTAGGAAGAAAGACGATCAGGTTGACGCAGTTTCAGATGCGTACAAAGAGCTTCATCAGGGTCAGGCGGTTCCTACAAATATATCTCTAACAGCAGAATCAATGGCTGGTGAAAATATGTGGAACTTCTGAAAGTATCCACAGAGGTTGACACGAACCAATAATTGTGGTTGCGGTGTTGTAAGCTCACTGTTACAATATTATCAACGCTTACAGCACCCTGTACCATAAACCAAGAGGTAATTAAATGGCAGAAGATGACAATCAGGTTAAGAAACCTTCTGTACCTCTCACTGAGTTAGGCGGAACAGGGCTTCGTAATACAGGAGGTCACATTGATGAAGAAATTATTTGTGATCTCCGATTCCCAAATTCGGTGCAGGTATACAGACAGATGGAAACGGACGCCCTTATTAGTGGTGCCCTTTTCGCTATCAAACAGTTTATTAGAAGCGCAGAATGGACAGTCGAGGAATACTCGGGAGTTGAAGCTCCTGACGATACAAAAGAACAAAAGCTATTCCTAGAGCAATGCTTGGGTGATCTCAGCAAGACATGGGGAGAGACCTTAACGGACATTCTTTCATTCCTGTCATACGGTTTCAGTGTCCATGAGATTGTTTATAAGAGACGGCTAGGAAGAAATGCTCCCGGTAATAGAGAAAGTTCAAAGTTTAATGATGGCAAGGTAGGATGGTCAAAGTTTCCCATCCGTTCTCAGGATACTATTGAGAAGTTTAACACCACGAAGAAGGGTGATCTTGAATCTGTTGAACAGCATGATTATTGGAACCAAGTAAAGGCTAAAATCCCAGCGGACAGGTTCATTCTATTCAGAACTTCGTCCTACAAGGATAATCCTCACGGACAATCAATTCTTAGAGGGGCTTATAGGGCTTACTACTTTAGAAAGAATCTTGAGATGCTTGAGAGCATTGGTTACGAGAGAAACCTAGCAGGTATTCCCGTTATCCGTGTCCCCCATGAGATTCTTTCCGCTGATGCAGATGATGATGAGAAAGCTTTACGACGCACTTATGAAACAATGGGGAAGCTCCTAAAGAAGAACGAACAATCCTATGTGATGCTTCCCTCGGATATTCGAGGAAACGGCGAGAATGGAAGTGGTGAACACGTTTACGATATATCCCTTCTAAAGTCTGATGGTGCTAATACTGCAAACATCTCGCCAGTTATTGAACGTTATGATCGTCGAATCCTACAAAGCATGTTGGCGGACGTTCTTCTTGTTGGTGGACAATCTGTTGGTAGCTATTCTCTAGCTTCTACCAAAGCTGATATGTTTACACATGCCATCTCAAGCTATCTTGATGTAATCACTGAACAGTTTAATGACAAGGCCATTCCGCTTCTGTGGGAAATGAACGGATGGGATGCTAGCAAGGCTCCCCGTCTAAAACACGCGGGTCTTGATAAGATTGACATACAGCCTCTCGCAGACCTTCTAGACAAGGCCGGAAAGAGTGGGTTCATTCAGCCTGATGATGGCATTGAAAACTACCTCAGAGACGCTATTGGTGTTCCCCACGCACAGACAGAGGGTGATGGCTCTGTAATGGAGCGGGCAAGGGCACAGGCGGAGATAGACGGGCTTTCAGATGTCTAAAGAGACTAACCCGTATCCTGAAGAGGACGAGCTGCTAGATGACACTGAAACTGCTCTCATCGCCATCTTAGCACTGTCCTTCCTGTACGCTGTGAAAGATTATGAACAGGGTTACAAATACCAAGATGTTCAGGCTAGGTTCCGGTATAAGATCTACGAGGCTATTCCCGAATTAGAGG